GCTGGATCTAAGTAGCGTGTCCATCCGCTGGTCCATACCCAAGGGCGAGTAGCCAAGTGTCTTGAAATAGTAAATGTGCCGCCAGTAAAGTCAACACTACCGTAACCCATAGCAAATCCCATATCAATGCGTATGGTTTTTCTAGAAGCAACTCCAGCCGGCGAACTACCAGGGCCAACTAGAGCATCTCCTGACACTTGAGCAAGGAATGTTAAATCATTACCATTGGCAGTATAGAAAGTGGCCACGCTTAGATTAATGTCTGAACTGTCAATGGTAACAGCCCAGTTATCACCACTGCTGACAATGCTTATAACGTCGTGTGTGCCTGCGTTGTAGGACACAGTATATGATGCCCAGTTTAGTTGATCGTACAGATCAGGATATGTTGCCTTGTCGAAGTATGCTGTAATGTCGGCGCCCGGTGAAACTGAGTTTGGTGTTGCAGTCACAGTTGACATAGCATCAACACCGCCTAGTAGACTACCTGGTATCTTAAGTTCATCGTTGATAGCGTATCCACTACCTTGAGTAGTAACAGTGAGATCGTATGTTCCACCACCGTTATAACCTACAGTTACTCTAGCAACTGCTCCAGCACCGCTACCTGTAACAGTGGTTATAGGTACGTCACGATACATGCCTACTCCAGTGGTTAGGAATTGATCACCAGTAATACTAGTACCTGTCATGTACCAGTCACCGTTGGTTTCTGGGTAAATATTCTCTAACTTTGTCTGTGCTGATGGTAATTCAATAATGCCTACACCAGTGTTGCCTGTGGCTGTAATAGCACTGGAGACCAATGTTTCGCCCCAGGTTTTACCAACTACGACCCAACCAAGTGTTGAGTGGTATATCATGCTATTAGCACGAATAGTATTGTCTGGATCGTAGATGTCTGTGGTAGATTTAACTTCGCCAGTGGTGCTGTCTTGAACCACTAGTTTAAGATATAGAGTTGTTCTACCATTGTTGGTTTTTACTACCGAGGCCACTTCACCGTCGTGGTAAGCAATGGCCTGTGGTTCAAACCCTGTTATAACTGAGCCTTCGCTGTAGTTGCTCCAGATTAGATTGCCATCACGGCCATACTTGCTGATGATAGCATCAGCTCTCCAGCAATGTTCACCACCTACATAGTAGTCACCGTGTTCGTCAACAGCAATACAATCAAATGTTAGGTCGCTGGTATTGCCGTCTGAAGTGACGTTGTTTCCATCACCGTAGACTGCGGCCCAGGTACTGCCCTTGCGATTGATGCGTAGGTTACTGCTTTCAACTGCGACATCGTTTTCACTGTGTAGGCGTACACCTGCTGGTGCTGTGCCTGCTTCTTTAGCAGAAACATAGTTGCTGTCAGTGCCTAAGAACAGTTCTATTTCACCGGTATGTCCTGACATGTGGATGTGTTTGCTGTCTATTACAGGACTGCCGCCACCGGCATAGATGTCCATATAATGACCCCAATCATTTGCGGCTGTAAGATCAGGTTTGATTCTTGCTTTCTTCTTCTCAGGTGCTGAATAATCGCTAGATGTTATTGTTACAGGATAACGAGGTAGTGTGTCGCTGCCAGTTACAGCATCACCGGACCAATCTATAGCGGTGTATAAGCCGTTGACTGTGACATTACTGATAGTTCTTACTTCACCTTGACGGAAAGTAATCGTGTCGCCCACTTCTACTCCAGTAACATCAGTGGTATAGAACCAATCTTGATTTCCGTTACCATCTGCTTCACCGCCTTGTCCGTTAAAGTAATCAGTGTAGACTGTGCGTTTAAAACCAGTGCCTGCACTACTGCCGTCACCTATTAGTTCAGCACCATTAATAAATCCACCGTTAGGTAATTGTAGGGAACCGTCATTCTTAAACACCCACTCGTTGTTGTAGTTGCTACCATTACTGCTGGTATAAATGTGTACTTCGCCGTTGTTAACAGAACCTTGACCAGCACGAATGTTTACATCACCACCATCCCCTGTTCCGCCGCTACCTTGGTTAGTACTACCTGCGTTAATATCAACAAATCCGCCTGCGCCATACCCCCACTGGACATCACCGCCTTCAATCTTTACATATCCGCCTTCGGTGTGGGCGCCGCCTTCTGTACCTGCTTGTCCAACACCGCCACGGATTTTAATGTCACCGCCTGAGCCAACGTTGCCACTGGAGTTTTCACCGCCAGTACCGGCCCATAGATAAATGTCACCACCTTCACCGACAGCAGAATCTCCCCAACCGCCATAACCACGCTGACCTTGGATAATTAATCGTCTAGCACTTGGATTGTTACTATTAGGTGCCGGACCTGTAATAATAGTTTCACCTACTGTCGGGTCATTACCCATTTGTAGTGTTGGTCCATCTATAGTATAACCTGGCTCGTAAGCAGTCATCTCTATAGCAGGTAATGCAATAGTACCATCGCTGTTTAGAGTGAACGAGTAAGAGCCATTAGTAAGACTACTACCACTAGTTGTTGTCACGTATGAATCAATGTCGTTCATATACTCTGGTTCGCCTGGGCTACCAGTAAATGTATCTGTTAATGTCCAAGTGGCACCACCGTCGGTAGATACAAACATTTCTTCATCGTCGTTGCCAGCATAAAATTTACCGTTCGAATAGTGTAATGCGTCAATGTATTGTCCGTGACTAAATGTTAGTGTACCTGATACAAATGAGCCAAGCCCAGAAGAATCAAACGCTGTACCCATATTAGCATTCGTATATAAAAAATTGTTATTGTCAACATAGTATGTTCCGTTGTAGTCCGATGGAGTACAATTAGACAACACAATCTTTTCATTGGTTAAGGCAGTTTTAGTACCAAATGTAATAGTTGCCGTACTTGACTGGGTAATATCAAAATCTGTTGCTGTATATGGCTTAGGAATGCTTACAAACGGACCGTTTGGAATAGCAGGCCAGTATAGTATCTGACCGTCATTAGTAGACATCATAATTGTTGTGATACCGTTGTAATCACCAAACACAACTTCTGATACATCCGGTTCGTAGTTTATTGTACTGACAAACATACTGCCTGTATCTGCAAGCGTAAATTCACTGAATACCCCAGATGTTGGGTTTGCGTTGGAATTTTGATACCAAGCGTCTTGAGAACTACTATTAGTCTGCATTATATGCCAGCCAGTAAAGAATCCAGCGGCAGCATACGCTATTTTTGTAAACGATTGGTCTAATCCAAATCCACTGAAATCAATCCAGTTAGTCTGCCCCATTGATGTTGTAATATCTGTAGTGTAGAACGCACCTAGGTTGTTATCGCTGGTAATTAGAAGGAATCCAGTGCCGTTGGTTTCAATGTCATAGAATGCCGCATTGGCTGTATATCCACTGCCACTATTAAATGCGGCAAGGAAACCACTATCAAGAGACACAGGTGTCCAACTTGTTCCGTTAGAACTATATAGTATAACTGGTAGGTTATCAGTGTTGCTACCTACTGCTACAAATTTTTCAATGCTGGCAAAATATTTTACTTGATTAAAACTAAAACTGTCAAAACCAGTAACTTCAGTCACCGTTCCCGGAGTAGATGTTGATGCGTACCATAATGCTCCATTATTACCATTACTTACATCAACAGCGTTAGCAGTATATACAATCATATCAGGGCCAACAGCAACTCTGCCTACTCCAAGCATATTAGTTGTATATTCTGTCCACGATAAGCCGTCGGAGGAAGTAAATGATCTGCCATCAGAGTTAACAGCAACATATAATGTTGAAGTACTACCACCACCACTTTGTCCAGTGTAGGCTGTTGTTTGTATTGTACCGTCTGGGAATGTTAGGCTACCGTCGTTGTTAAAACGCCAAGTTGAAGTATCTTCACCTGCTTTAATAGTTACACCATTGCCGCCGCTGACACGTAGAGCGTTACTATCCTCGCCCTCGTCTTGATCAATGTAACCATAACTGAACCAAATTTGGCCGCCGTCTGGCATATCTATATTAGGTCCATTTAGTACAAACTCATTATCACCGCTGGTTAATCTGTCTCCGCTTCCACTACCGCCGCCAATTTCACTAGTGGCATCTGAATCTTCCGGATCTTCTGCTTCGTTTTCTTCTCCTGGATTAATAACTTTTGTGGCGACAAACTTCCCGCCGACGTTAGTAAGTTTAATATTATCAAGATAGATACTGCCGCCTGCGGTATAAACGTGACGCCATTGTTTTGTTGGACTACCTAGGTCGTAGGTGTTATCTGCGCTAGGAATAATGTTAGTGGATGGATCATAAATGCTTGGTAACAATGACCATATAGTTGAACCATCACCAATTTTTAAAATATTGTTAGTGGTGTCATATCCCGGTTCACCTTGCGCCAGTACTGGATCTTCTAATGCCCAGTTAGCCGCTGTGTCTCTTCTTAATTTAATCTGCGTTGCCATTGTTAATCCTCATTAATATGTTGTTGCGGCATTTCCGCCATCAATCAAAACTGTCAAATTTAACTTATTGTCTTCGTCTACGTATGTGGCTGTTATACCGTTGTGTGTACCATTAGTAAACATTGCTGCCGCATAATCTTGGGCTAATTCTTGTAATTCAGCCGCAGAACCTTGCCCTGCTAGAACATATAATTCTTCAAAATTTTGATTGGTTTTGTTAAAGGCATCGCGTAAAGTATCGCCGTCTTTGGCGTTTAACGCTGTTCCGATGTTAATTGTTTGTATGGCCATAATTTCGTCCCAATAAGCTCGCTTCCAGTATTTATCGCTACGATAAATATATTACTATGCCAAGATTAAGCCTTTACAAACCCGAAAAATCGCAGGATTACAAGTTTTTTGACCGCACAGTCTACGAGATGTTTCAAGTAGGCGGTGTAGACGTCTACGTACACAAATACATAGGCACAGACGACGGTTCTGTGGTCAAAGATCATACACAAATTCAGGATCTACTGTTCCTAGAAAACAGAGATAGAAAATACAGCGACGATATCTACACACTTCGCGGGCACTATCAGGTACAGGACATTGATTTTAACCTCAGTCAATTTGGGCTTTTCTTAAGCAACGATACAATTTTTATGACTGTTCACATCAATAATAGTGTGGACTTACTAGGTCGTAAAATCATGGCGGGAGATGTTATAGAACTACCCAACTTAAAAGACGAGCATGCCATGAACGACTATGCCACTGCTTTGAAACGCTTTTATGTAGTAGAAGAAGTTAATCGTGCCGCAGAAGGTTTTTCAGCCACTTGGTATCCGCACTTGTATCGTGTAAAATTAAAGAGCATAGTAGACAGTCAAGAATACAAAGATCTGCTGGATCGTCCAACAGAGTCTGACAATTATGCTGGGGAGTGGAGCCCTAATATGAACTACTATCCTGGGCAGGTGGTAAAATACAAAGGCACGCTCTACGAAGTAACGCAGGAAGTTGTGGGCAATATTCCTGGATTAACTGAAACTACGATCGAACCCACAGTTACAGATGCCTGGGCAGACTATTATACAGTCAGCACCACCGATACTCTTAGAGATCTAATGAGTACCTATGAAAAAGAAAAGGCAATTAATGATGCAGTTGTAGCAGAAGCAGAAGCAGATGCTAAGAAAAGTGGCTACGAAACTAGTCATTTTTATACAGTTAAAGTTGATCAAAGTACTGGCACAGTTGATTTAACGTTGGTAACATCTGATACTGATATTTCCGTAGATACAAATGTAAGTTCTAGTCCTTTACCTTTAAAAGATGGTTACACTGGATACCTATTAGGCGACGGTATTGCTCCTAACGGTCCAATAGTCGACACTACTGATATCACTATTCCAGAAGGACAGGTAGATGCACAGTTTGGATTTGGTATACAGTTCCCGAGTACTGCCAGCACTGGCGATGTATTTTTAAGAACAGACTTTTTACCTAATCGCATGTTTAGATACGATGGTCGAAGATGGGTCAAACAAGAAGATAATGTACGTATGACTATGAGCAACAGTGACGATACACGTCAGACACAGCGTACTGGATTTGTTAATAATACTCAGAAGTCAGGAATTAATCAATTGGCCACCGATGTTGTTTATATCGACTTGCTTGGAGATCCAATTTGGGAAAGCGGCAGTATCACACAAGATTTACAAATTACAACAACGTCTGTGTTTATTCAGACCAACGTTGCATACAATAAAAACTATCTAGTCGAAGTATGGTTAGATGAACAGAGTAAAGCAACAAAGATTACTACATCCGAAGTCAGCGGTGCATTAGCATTCACTATCGGACACCCTGTACAGGATAATTCTGTAATTAGATATACAATCTATGACAAGGTAGTAACACAAAGACAGAGCCTTAGTAAGGCTCTTAGACCACAGGCGGACAACTAATGCAATGGTTTTATGACGGCCAAATAAGGCGATATATTGGACAGGTAATCCGTATGTTAAGCGGATTTAAGTATCAAACAGGTGACGGAAAACAAATTACCGTGCCTGTAATCTACGGCGATATGACTCGTCAAGTAGGTCAAGTAATCAAAGACAATTCAGAAAATAAACTGCCCAGCGCACCTCGTATAGCAGTCTACATTACTGGCTTGGCTATGGATAAAACTCGCTTAGGTGATAGTACTTTTGTTAGCAAAGTGCATATTCGTGAACGAGAATATGACGATGTCACGGGCGAATATACTGCTAAACAAGGTAATAATTTTACTGTTGAGCGACTAATGCCAACACCATATAAGCTCACTCTTAAAGCAGATATATGGACTACAAACACAGATATGAAACTGCAAATTATGGAGCAGATTCTAATGTTGTTTAATCCAAGTTTAGAAATACAAACAACAGATAACTTCCTAGACTGGACTAGTTTAAGTGTTGTAGAACTAACAGATATCACCTTTAGTTCTAGAAGTATTCCTGTAGGTGCTGAAACAGAAATTGATGTAGGCAGTTTAACGTTTGAAACTCCTATATGGATCAGTGCTCCTACTAAAGTTAAGAAATTAGGTGTAGTAACAGATGTATTAATGAATATCTTTGATGCTACAGGTAATTTAACACCAGATTTTGTCAGCGGCAAGCCAGCGGCAGTAGAATTTAATAACGTTGCGGGCTACGGTATATTAGTTTATAACAATAAATTAAGTTTATTAAAGGGCAGAGAACCTTTATTAATCGACGATGCTGCCGATTCGGTGTTTACTAAAATAGGTGCAGATATAAGTTGGAATTTTATATTTGAACAGTACCCTGGTAAATTTAGAACAGGTGTTAGTCAAGTGTTTTTAATTCAAGACGACGGTAATCAGATAGTGGGCACTCTCAGCGAAGACGCAGACGATAGTACAATATTACACGTTAATTGGGACCAAGATACATTCCCAACTAACACACTGATAGCCAATGCTAATAATTCTGTTCTTAGAGGATCTGTAGATGCTATTGTTGACCCAACAAGATTCAATCCACGTCCAAGATTACCAGGTGGCGCATTAGATTGGCCCGACATGACCAATGGTCCTATTAGATACATTATTTTAGAAAGCATAGGCGACACTATTAATGATGATGGACCAGACGGGTGGAAAAATCAAGACGGCACAGACTTCTATGCCGAAGCAAACAGTATTATAGAATGGGCAGGTACACACTGGGAAGTAGTATTAGACCCTGCGGATCCTGACCTAGTAGGCACACCTGTATATATTACCAATCTTAGAACCGGTATACAATACAAATTCTTAGACGGAGAATGGACAAAATCATTCGAAGGCGAATATCGAAAAGGGCACTGGCGTTTGATATTCTAAACTAAGTAAGTGCATGAAAGAACAGATAGTCTGCTCTGGCGCACTTTTCTATGCCAAAAACACTAAACGATTCCTACTGCTACAAAAAGCAGAAGGCAAACACGCGGGCACATGGGGGTTAGTTGGCGGCACTAACGTCGAAGGCGAAACTGCATGGCAAGGGCTTCAACGAGAAATCGAAGAAGAAATTGGTTCTGTTCCAAAAATAATCAAAACAATTCCTATAGAAACGTTTGTTAGTAATGACAGCGTTTTTAATTTCCACACCTACCTTTGTGTTATAGAACAAGAATTTATTCCTGTACTAAGCAAAGAGCACAATGGATGGGCATGGTCAACTGTAGATAGTTCTCCTAAACCTTTACATCAAGGTTTGCGTAGCAGTTTTAGCAACAAAACTATCAGAACAAAATTACAAACTATTTTTGATATTGTAGAGTTAATTTAATGTGGCCCATCCATCACCAAAAACCACCAAACGAACCTTATATTTGGATTAAGAACGTTTTTACTGACGAAGAAATTGCACGTATTATTGCTATTGGTAAATCTAAGCCGTCTGTAGACGGTGGTGTCGAAAATAAAGATCAAGATGCACAATGGGCAAGACGTAGTAAAATCTCGTGGATAGGACCAGATGCTTCCACTGTTTTTATTTTTGAACGCTTAACAGATGCTATTACAAAAGTAAACAAGGCATTTTACGACTACGAATTAACCCAGATAGAAGATTTACAATTTTCCGAATACGACGAGTCTTATCAGGGTATGTATAGAAATCACACAGACGACGGATATGATTCAAATCATTATAGAAAATTAAGTTTTACTCTACAATTATCAGACCCGAGCGATTATGAGGGCGGTGATTTAAATATCTATCGCTTTAAATTAGACGAACCAATGACAGTGAAAAAAGAAAAGGGTATGTTGGCAGCATTTCCTAGTTGGTCTATTCACGAAGTAACGCCGGTTACCAAAGGAACACGTTATACACTAGTAGGATGGGTACATGGGCCAAAGTTTCGTTAACATTAAACCGGTGAATTTATGGCCTACCACTGTGTATGTTTCTGAAATACGCATTTTAGATATGCCTAGTATGATTTCTGAAATTTATAGACTACAATCCACGGAGTCTGCTGTTAAAAAATCAAACTATGGTGGCTGGCAAAGCGAAGTAAATTTATTTGACAATCCTGCGTTTGCTCAATTAACTGATGAAATAGCCAGTACTGTGTTTTGGTTGTTTAATAAAAATATCTCTATCAAACAAATGTGGGCCTGTGTTAACAAGCACAAAGATTTTAATGTAATTCACGCACATGGTAATGAATATCACCTAAGCGGCGTATTTTATTTGAAAGTTCCCGTTGACTCGGGTAATATATGCTTCAGAGATCCGAGGCCAGCGGCTATTAATTCCACTACAAATAGAATTTTTAATCAGGGTGATAGCGAAAATTTTATTCCCTATGAAACGGAATTAATATTGTTTCCGTCATTTTTAGAACATTTTGTCATGCCCAACGAGTCACAAGAAGATCGCATTTCCGTAAGTTTTGATCTAGTCTTTGGAGAATAATCATGTGGATGAATGACAAAATATTAATTATAGATAATTTTTACAAAGATCCTGACAAAATACGAAAGTTTGCTCTTAATCAAGAATTTAAAAATTGTAAAGAAGCCAATGCAGGAGGCAACTGGCCTGGGCGAAGAACAAGTTTCTTACACAATCTTAATCAAGAATTGTCCGACGAATTTCATAATGCGTTTCTTGGAAATTTATTAGAAAATAATCCTATAAAATACGGCGGATATATTGAAACAAATTTTCAACTGTGCTACGAATCCGATGGAGATTCTTGGGTACACTACGACACGCCCACGTGGCATTGTACTCATGTTGGTGTTGTGTATTTGCATCCAAATCCTCCTGATAATTCAGGAACTTTGTTTTACAAATTTAACGAAGAACACAGACAAGAGTTTGAAGAATATGCCGCACGTAATAATCATTTGTGGTTTAAATTAAATCGAGATCAGGACAGCAAAGAATTTCATAAATTTTTTAAACAGACAATGTCTATACCTAACGTATATAATCGTGCTATAATTTATGGACCAAATGCTTGGCACAAATCGGATAGGTATTTTGGTTCAACGCCTGAGACGGGTAGACTATTTCAACCATTTTTCTGTAACCTTAATTTTATATATGATGAACAAGAAACCTAAATTAGCCATATACGGGGATAGTTTTTCAGATCCGTCGTGGGTACAAAACGACTATTTGTCGTGGCCTGAGATGTTAGAACAGAAATACACTGTCAAAAATTATTCTCTTACAGGTTCTAGCATGTGGTGGAGTTATGATAAATTTTTAGAAACTCACGCCAGTTACGATTTGGCAATATTTGTGGTAACAGTTCCGGGCAGAATTCATGTAGAATATAACAATAAGCATTTGAATTTAAATCCTAGTACATGGCCAGTATGGGATGGCATTAACATTGGAGAAATGTATTTTAGGTACTTTTATTCCAGCAAACGAGAAACTGCGTTTCATAATTTTATGGTTAATGACATATTACAGTATCAGGATGTGTTAGTTGTCCCTGCATTTTTAGAAAGTTTGCCTAATTTAAATTCTTGGTCATTGTGCCACTATGCTGATTTAGAATTACAATTCTATGGTCTAGATCATCCAGGTAACAATGAAAACAGAAAATGTCATTTAACCAAAGAAAATAATCTTATGGTATACAACAAAATTATCAATGCTATTGATAATAAGGATCAAATTTTAAAATTAAATCCTGAAGATTTTGTGCAACCTGCGGATCCTATGGAATGTTATTGGAAATAATATGAAGGAAGATTACAAAGTTATCAAAGGATTTGCAGATGCAGATACTTGCAATCGTATGGTTGAAAAATTAGACGACTTTTATAAAAAAGGTTATAACTTGCCGCCGGATAATCAGTGTCCGTCTAGTCCTACTTTTTATGGAATTTTTAATGACGAATCAAAATTGTGGTTACCTAAAATAGAAGAACTAGTGGAAAAGAAGTTATTTCCAACATACACTTACTCAAGGATTTATACAAAAAATGAAGCGTTAAATCCACATATCGATAGGTTTGAGTGCGAATATAGTTTTACACTTACTTTAAAATACGATAAAAATATATGGCCCATTTATGTTCAGTCTGGCAATAGAGGGCATGAAATTTTATTAGACGTTGGAGATATCTTAATTTATAAAGGTGTTAAAAATCTACACTGGCGGCATGCGTTAGAAAATGATTTTCACTATCAGGGGTTTTTCCATTATGTAGATAAGCAGGGTCCTTATTCTGATAGAAGATTTGACGGACGACATAGTTTTGCGTCCACACAAGAAGTAATAGACGAAGTAATTAGGAGAAGAAATGTATTACAACAGTGAATATCAATACATGACATTTGATGTTCCGCATGTTGTTGAAAATATTGCAGACATTCAACGCATGACAGACATAGGTATTGATAAATTTAAAAGAAAATTTAATGCACGTAATTATGCTGTTGGCACAGACAACATTACCTGGCAGTTTGCTAACTATAATGTGTTTGGTCTTTGTTCTTGTAATCAATGGTTCTATGATATCTATACAAGTTTAATCGACGGAATTAGACAATATCACGAACTAGCGGGTATCGAAAAGCCAAAACAACTATGGTTGCAGGCTTGGATTAACAGTCATAAAAATGGACAGGTTCTTAAAACACATAATCATGATTGGCCTTTACACGGATTTATGGCTATAGATCCTAAGAAAAGTCATACTGTGTTTACAGATAAGCCTAACGGCAAAGAGTTGTACAGAGTTGAAAACAAAGTAGGACAGTTTTACATAGGCCCTGGTAGTAGATTTCATCATGTAGAAATTTTAGAACCGTACGAGGGTGAACGAATTACATTTGGATTTGACTTAGAGCATCGAGATAGAATTTTTGATAACATGGGATTTATTCCAATTATTATATGAGTTATTATCAAACATTTAATTCGTTTGGCTATATTATTGAAGACGTTCCTAAAGAAATTATGGACACTTTGTGGAAGGAAGTTAAAGAAATACAAAAAGACTTTGACCATGCTTCTGCTACTAACCACACGTTGGCTGGTAATATTCAGAGAGAATATTCATTAAAAGACTCCATTTCGGTAGTAGAGCCATTTGCATTTAATGTAGCCGAAACTTATAACGAGCTGTTCAAATATAATTCTAATATCAGCGTGTTTAAACCAGGGCGATTAGATTTCGCTGTAGACACACTATGGGTTAATTTTCAGAAAAAATATGAATTCAATCCAGCGCATACACATCTAGGTCTATATAGTTTTGTAATATACTTACAAATTCCATATGACCTCAATGAAGAGTTGGCTGCAAGTCCTGGGGTAAACTCTAATAAAAATCTAGCATCAGCATTTGAATTTTTCTATGTAAATTCGTTTGGTAAAATAACTAAAAATCCTATATTCATGGATAAGACATGGGAAGGGAAAATGTTGTTGTTTCCAGCAGAATGTATGCACGAAGTACACCCATTTTATACGTCCGACGATTACAGGATTTCCGTAGCAGGTAATATTGCTATCCAAGCCGGATCTAAGTAAATCACAAAAATACCCCACTAAATATTGTCGAATTAAGGAGAATTACATATATGTCTAACAAATTACCAGAAATTTTTTATCTCGAAAACGTTGCAAAGCAAGATGTTTTTGCTAACATTATTGCAGATTTAAACGACGGAGTTTGGAAATACGGTGTTATAAAAATTAATGCCGCTGGCTTTGATATCGAAGATAACGCAAACTTTTGGTCTGTAGATATGGTTAAAAATCGTTGGACAGAAGTATTATTTCAGGATATTATTGACAAACTCGAAGCACTAGATCCTAGAGTCAAAGGTTATAACTTTAAAAGTCTTGACGTTGTTGCCGGCGGCAAAACATTTGGCCTAGACGGAAATATACACGTTGACAGAGAGTTTGAATTTAATTCAAACGGCGACGGTTATATGACAATGTGTTATTTTCCTAATAAAGAATGGAGCCCGGAATGGGGCGGTGAACTGCAATTTTTTGACAATCAAGGAAATATTATAGCCAGTTATTATCCAATGCCTAATACTTGTATTGTATTTGACAGTAACATTCCTCACAGAGGCCTTGCTCCTAACAGAAATTGTACAGAATTAAGAAAATATATTTCTTTTAAGACGTTTGTTAATAAGTTTGATTTTAGTGGCGATATTGAAGCCGAAGTTAAATGATTCAAAATTTATTTGCGTTACCTATCTACAAAACTAATATTTTTGACTCTGATATAGACTTTGGAGTCATAAGGTCTACGCTTGAACAACAATACAAGGAAATAAAATTTCATGTTGGGTTGGAAAAAAATGGCGGTATAAGTACCTACGGCACTAATAGAAATTTGCATGAAGTACCAGAATTTAAAGCATTGTGCGATTTAATTTTGTATCATGCAAATTTATATTGGAAAGTCCTGGATATCAACGACGGTCTGCGCCCTGCAATAGACGAGTGCTGGTCTAATAAACACGTTAACGGTAGTTTTACTGACTGGCATTCTCATAGTATGCACCCTATTGTTGTAAGTTTTTATCTAAGTGCTCCTGAACGTAGTGGAGGAATAGTGTTTACTAATCCTATGGAATACAGTATTACACACATTCCTTACAATCGTCCTGTAGAAGAAAAAATTAATACCACAATTCATATTAAATCAGGCGATGTGTTAATGTTTCCTGGATGGTTGAGACATAAAACTGAAGTAAGTCACACTGATGATGAACGTATAGTAATCACATTTAATTTAAGATACAGCGGAGTATACTTAGATTCTCAACAACCATATCCGGTCGTTAAAGAAACTACAATGCCTGATAATTTTTCAACTCCCGTAATAGTGGAATCGAATAATAGTACCATGGATTATTTGTTTAATAAGTTACATACTCAGGAAATTATTATAAATCAATTAAAAGCAATGCTCACTGGAGGCGCTGATGGAAGATAAAAAAGTACCTCGTGTTATAAGAAACCTTGATACATCGCAACGTAGAGTTCACTTCAACGAAAAAATTTTACTAGTCCCAAGAGAAGTAGAACAAAAACGTTTAGAAATATGCAATAACTGTAAGTCGTATGAAAATTACGGCTGTACTATTACTGGATATTTTATGCCCAAGACCGTAAGAAATAAATCACAAAGTTGTCCTTATGGTAAATGGACTAGTTGGTATAGTTTTAATGATAATTTTAAGGACGAATAATGTCAGTTGTAAAAGTAGGATATACTCCATGGTTTGAAAAATCTCCAAATACTAGCGGACTGGGTCCGCTAAATTATTACGGCTGGAACGAAATTATTCATTTTGATTTAGAAAAGTTAGACACATGGAAAGATTCAAAAGTAGGATTTATGAAATGCCCTGCATTTGTAAAGTATAACGAACAAACATGGGTAATACGTTCTTTAATTGATGTAGAATTGCACTGGGACAAATATAATAAAGTTTTAAGCAGTAATCTTCCAAGTCTTGCACACGATGCTATGGTCAAAGTTCACTGGGGAGATTTTAATCCTGAAGTTGATAAACCTATAGTTGCATTAAACAGCGCCATGCTGTTCTATGCAGACGAAGAAGTATGGGTAGACTTTTTACCTCCTTATAATCATATCGATTTAAGATGGAGATTGATGCCTGGCAGTTTTAATATTTGTAATTGGCAACGTCCGCTGGTTCCTACTTTTGAAATGCTCAATGACAGAATTGAATTTAAGAGAGGACAGCCGTTAGCCTATGTAAGATTTAGAGCAAGAGACCCACAGGCAATGTTTCAATTAAACAAACAACCAAGAACAGAAGAACTCGATCATATTGTAAATTCTTCTGTGTCTCTTAAATCATATCAAAACAATTTAAGTTGGAAAATTGTGTCGGGGGTCATTCCAAATAGATTACGTCCAAAGAAATTAGTAAAATCAGAACCTTGGATTTGTAGATTCTTTAGAAGGATCTTAAAAAAATGATCAAGTCCGTTTGCATATTAGGTGGAGGTACTAGCGGACTAATAACGGCACTAGTACTCAATAAGTGGTATCCTACCATGGATATTAAAATTATCGAGTCTCCCACTATAGGTATTGTCGGCGTCGGAGAAGGTAGTACAGAACATTGGAAACAGTTTATTAATACTGTAGGGATTACTCTACAAGAATTAATGTTAGAAACTGGTGCTACTTTCAAAGCAGGTATTAGATTTGAAAATTGGAATGGTGACGGCACATTTTATATGCACGCTCTACATGCCGATTATACGCAACTAATGGGTAACGGGTTGCCAGGAGTAATGGTCAAATTAATTTCTGAAGATCAGCCGCACTTATATCCAGATAATGTCATTAATTCCATACATTACTTTCCTATCGATGCCAGTGTAAATCAATATCATTTTGATACGTTTAAACTTAATAAATTTTTACACAAGAAATGTATCGAACGCGGAGTAGTTGTTGTTGAAGATGATATAGACGACGTTGAAATTGACAGTCAAGGATACATTAGTTCTTTAATTAACAAAGACGGTGTCAAATATACAGCAGATTTCTTTGTAGATTCTTCTGGGTTCAGAAGAGTCATTAGTTCTAAACTTGGCGCAAAGTGGAATGATTGTAAAGAATATTTACCCATGGACAGAGCGTTTGCTTTTCCTACACCCAGTGACGACGAGTTTCCAAGTTGGACCCTGAGTCGTGCATTATCCAGCGGATGGTCATGGAGAATACCAACGCAAGAACGCTATGGCAACGGTTACGTTTATTCCAGTGAATTTTTATCCGACGATCAAGCATTGTCTGAAATGCAACAGTACTATAAAGATCCTATACAAGTAGGTAAAAGTTTTAAGTTTAGTGCAGGTTATGTTGATAAATTCTGGATTAAAAATTGTGTTGCAGTAGGTCTTGCTGGAAGTTTTGTTGAACCTCTCGAGGCTACTAGCATAGGAACTAGTATTCAACAGGCGTTTGCACTAGGATCAGCACTGGCATCTTGGACTAAAGGCAACGAAAAAATAGCGGACAAATATAATCAACAATTTGAAGCAGTTGCTAAAAACATTATTGACTTTGTACAGTTACATTACATCACTCAACGTAACGATACACCATTCTGGCGTAGTTGCAAAGATTTAAAGTTGACCGAGTTTAATAAAGATACACTGGAACACTTTAAAACAGTTGTGCCAAGTAGAGCATATTTTCCCAGTCACTGGGTGTTATTTACAGAACAGAACTGGTTACAAGTATTACACGGTTTAAAATTATTTGATATAGAAAAAATAAAACAAATATGGATGTCTCAGGATCCCTCTGTTATTACTGAAACAGATAAAATATACGACAATATATTATTATACCAACGCGATGCTCTTAAATTTAATCACAGAGGCGCAATTGAATTCTTAGCAAAAGAAGTGAAACGATGAAAACCATCGCAATATTAGGCGGAGGAAGTGCTGGCTGGTTAACTGCTTTGTTTGTTAAACAAGTGTGGCCTGCCTGCGATGTGACAGTAATAGAAGACCCTAATACTCCACCTATTATTGCTGGAGAAAGTGGTTCCGCATCCCTTAATAAACTATTCAACTTTTTAGAAATTCCGTTTGATGACTGGATAGTGTCTGTAAATGCCATGCCTAAACTCGGCGGCAAATTTGTAAATTGGAACGGAATAGGAACAGAGTTTGTTCATGGGCTTATACCAGACTGGTATAGATTAGACTTTAATGCTAAGTTTCCAGAGTTTGGATTGGGTAATGATTTTTTAGCCTGTTCATTGGCGGAAGGCATACCTACTGAAAAAATATTCTACAACGGATCGTTACAGCGTGTGAATAAATTGCCTATCAGTCCTAGTAGTGTAGGTAAATTTAATGTTATTACACTACCTATGTGGCACTTCGACAGCCGCGCCAATGCCGACTATATGAAACGTCGCGGCATAAGCAAGGGGATTAAACTAATCGAAGGCAAGTATATTAAATCTAATAAAGCACTCAACGGTGACATTGATTCTATTACATTAGATACTAGGGATCAAATAAATGCAGATTGGTTTTTTGATTGCTCCGGATTCGCCAGACTACTTCTACAAAAAGAATTAAATGAACCTTTTAAGGATTTAAGCGAATATTTTCCTGCTAGGGCAGTTGTAGCATGGTGGAACGAGCCTGTACTTAAAAATTATACCGAAATGACAGCATTGAAAAATGGATGGTCTTGGAATATTAATTTAAAACATAGGGCAGGTAATGGATACATTTACGACCCCGACAGAATTACTGCGGATCAGGCAATAGACGAAGCAGAAAAATATTTTAATATAAAGATAGATCCGGTGGCTAATTTAAAATTTACACCTGGGTTGTTTTTAAATTCTTGGAAAAATAATGTAATTGCCGTTGGAATTAGTTCGGGATTTTTAGAGCCGTTGGAGTCGAACGGACTAGCATCTGTTGCTGAACAATTAAAAATATTGTCAGAATTTTGGTCTCCCGACAGTAATACCGTGTATGAACAAAAATCATTTAATGACAAATATCAAAAAATAATGTTTGATATCAGCGATTTCCTTTCACTACATTATCGAGGACACAGAAATGATTCCGATTTTTGGCAGGATCATAACTCTAATCCACAGCGTATATCGGCGTCATTACAGCATAAATTAGATCTATGGAAATCTGGATCATTAGGTATCGACAATACAGAAGTATATGCTTTAGAAAATTATGCAGTTGTTATCCAAGGACTGGATTTAATCAATAAAGACAAACTTAGACAACGTCTATTATCCAAACGGTCAACTATATTTGAAGACTTTCACCAATCATACCAAAAATTATCTAACGATGTTGACAACATAACATCAATCTGCTATACTTTAGAAGAATGGGTAAAATTGGTTTATGAAAACAATTAAAAGTATAATAGTATTAGGTGGCGGCACCAGCGGATTAATTACTGCCTTGATGTTAAAAAGGCAACATGAACATTTAGATATTAAAGTTATCGAAAGTTCTTCCGTTGGAGTTATAGGTGTAGGGGAAGGCGCTACAGAACATTGGAGATACTTCTGCGAAACTATAGGTGTTAGGTTAGAAGATACGCTGGTTGCCTGCGATGCTACTCTTAAAACAGGAATAAAATTTAGTAATTGGGGTGTGCCTGATTACTGGCATGCTACCTGTGAACCTTATGCAAGACCCGCTGGAGATTATCTAGCAGTTTACGCTAAATTAATTGCAGAAGGTGCTGGTCCTTTAGACATTATTCAAAAACGTACAATCGATAGCACAGTACCCGAAGATTGGGTAAATCTTAATGTTCCTTGCCCTGTTAATCAATTTCATTTCAATACATTTTCCACCAACGACTACTTACATAAGTTGTGTAAAGAAAGAAACATTCCTACAATAGATGATAAAATTGTAGATGTAATCTTAGACGACAACGGATATGTTAAAGAACTAATTGGAGAAAATGCCGTACACTCGGCAGATTTCTTTGTTGACTGTTCTGGTTTTGCCAAAGTGATAATGAAAAAACTTGGAGCAAAGTGGGAAAGTTATAAAGATAATCTTTGGGTTAATAGTGCTATTGCATTTCCTACAGAAGATACAGACGAATATCCAATTTACACCAGCGCAACCGGTATGGATTATGGTTGGATGTGGAATACTCCCGTACATGGTCGATGGGGCAACGGCTATGTGTTCAGTGACAAGTACATAGATTTCGACCAGGCGCAGGCAGAAGTCGAAGCAAAGTTAGGTAGAAAAATAAACATAGCAAAGAAAATCAAGTTTGATGCAGGTAAACTTGACCGCACTTGGATTAAAAACTGCGCTAGTATCGGCTTATGTTCTAGTTTTGTAGAGCCACTAGAAAGTAGTGCCATTAGTCAAACTATTTTGCAGACTTTTTTAATTATGAATTTATTGCCTAGTTGGACCAACAGTCCAGACGAAGTGGCCGGAATATACAATAAACGAGTAGACGACATCTGCGAAAATATTTTAGATTTTATTGCAGTACATTACTACGTACCCAGAGAAGATACAGCATTCTGGAAGGATCTTAAAAATAACAGAGACACCTGGGTACCTAAAAGATTAAAAGATAATTTAGAAAAGTGGAGCAAACGACTGCCATTGGTATTAGAATTTGATCAAAAGTATGTACTGTTTACTGCTGATAATTGGATAGTTACATTACACGGATTAAATCTCTTAAATCCAGAACGTGTCAAACATGAATATATGATGCTGACTCCGGAAATTAGACAGCATTGTGATAGGATTGTCGACGAACAAAAACATTTAGAAAATACATTACCTCATATTCCACATAAAGTAGGTCTTGAAAAATTTATAGGTAATTATAATAAAGCCTTAGGAAAATAAAATGTCAAAAATCAATAGCATAGTTGTAGTCGGAGGTGGTAGCGCCGGTTGGATGACTGCCGCAACTCTTATAAAATTCTTTCCAGAAAAAACTATCTCTTTAATTGAAAGTGCAGATGTTCCTACTGTAGGGGTGGGCGAAAGCACATTAGGTCAAATTAATGAATGGCTACACATACTTGATATTAAAGAAGACGATTTTATGAAATACACAGATGCTGGTCTTAAGATGAGCATCAAATTCACAGACTGGGCAGGCAAAGGATCTGGTGGATTTCATTATCCTTTCGGAGACTCCTGGAATGTGGGAACAGTATTCGGTGTAAACGACTGGTTTATTAAAAAGGCCAAGTATCCTGGAACTCCAAATACAGATTTTGCAGAGTGTTTCTTTCCCGCTATGCAGTTAGTTAATCAAAATAAAATTATTAAAAATGAAAATGATGAGCTACCTGGTTGGCGCTACGACAGCGATGTGGCTTATCACTTTGATGCTACTAAGTTTGGTATGTGGCTACGTGAAGAATATTGTAAGCCCCGAGGAGTTCAGCATATTGTAGGCACTATCAAAGAAGATATCGAAACTGATAGCGCAGGTGTTAAGTGTGTTGAGCTAACTACAGGTGAAAAAATCACAGCAGATTTATACATCGACTGCACAGGTTGGAAAAGTCTACTACTAGGAAAAGCACTAGGTGTGCCATTCGAGAGTTATTCAGACATACTACCCAATAACAGCGCATGGGCAACTAGAATGCCTTATACAGACAAAGAAAGTCAGTTGGAACCTTACACTAACTGTACTGCTATTGAACACGGCTGGGTGTGGAATATTCCCTTATGGTCTAGAATTGGTACTGGTTATGTATTCAGTGATGCTTATGTATCCAACGAAGATGCGTTAGAAGAATTTAAACGTTACTTGAAGGAAAATAATCCTGCAGATTTAATCGACACATTAGAATTTAAATTAATTAAAATGCGTGTAGGTATTCACGAAGAACTCTTCCATAAAAATGTTTGTGCTATTGGACTAAGTGCAGGATTCATAGAACCATTAGAGTCTAATGGCTTGTTCACCGTACACGAATTTTTGCATAGATTAGTTAAAACTTTATCTCGCGATGATATAAGTTTAATTGATAAAGTTGGATTTAACGAAGCAAATCGAGGAGACTTCAGAGCGTTTGCAGAGTTTGTAAGTATGCACTACTTATTAAGCCAACGCAGTGACACTCAATATTGGAGAGATGCTAGAGAGCGTAAATTTAATAATGGAAAAAGAATTCCAGGTGACTTTTTAGGGTATGGATTTGATAATGCCATCTTTAAAAGAGATGTTCAATCAATGTACGACTCAAGTACAGGTGGCGCACTTTTCATTGCCGCTGGATTAAATTATTTCCCTATTACAGAATCAGTTATCAAACGATCAGAATTTAAATTTAATAGACGGTTAGATTATGTTAATGATTCATTTGATATTTGGGAGTCAAATAAAACTTATTGGAAAAAGATTGCAGATGCCGCTCCTACTTTATATCAGTTCTTAAAAGACAAGTATAATGTTTAAAAAGAAACAAGAACCGATTATTACATTTACTTGTAGAGAGTGGGCTATAAGGACTCACGCTCCTGTGTTGCCTGCTGGAAACTTTTTGCCTAAAGAATATGAAGAATTGCATCCTGGAAACATTTGTCCGTTTGATCATTTTAATTCTGCATCGTTGTTAAGTGTAAGATTATGTCCTGCGGTAAACAATTATTTGCAGGCAGGGTATGTTATTCCGGCATGGTGCGATATTGAAATAAAATTTCAAAACGACCAATATCATGTAAACTACAGTAATTTAAACTATCAACATAGAACACATCCTGAAGAACAGTTTGGTGAGATGTTTAATAGATTTAAATTTAGAACAGATATTAAAATTGACAATCCGTGGAGTATCTATACAGCACCTGGGTATAGTTTAATGTGGATGCCTATGTGGTTTCATAATGCAAATTATCAAGCAGTACCTGCTATTGTAGATTCTGACAGAGTGCCAAATCATAATCCAATTAATATCATGTTGTTCGAACCCAAGGACACATTAATTAAAATGGGCGATCCGTTAGTTCAAGTTATTCCATTTAAGAAGGAAACTATTACCGCCGTTAGCAGAGAATATAACGAATCTGATGCTAAAAGAAAAGACTCCTTGTTGGGACTAGGACAGTTAAGCAGATATGGCTGGAGACAATTTATAAAAAATAAAGTTAATTATCTATTAGATAGGAAAGATTTAGACTTATGATTGGTAGTGCTAAGTCCAAAGAATTTTTTAAATTTCAAGATTCTTTAAAACCTCAGATATCATTCGATGATATTATAGTTATTGACGACGTGATTAATCACATGTATCAAGATGATCTTGAAAAAACACTATTAAGCGAAATGAGTATTCCTTGGTTTTTATTGGACGACATTACATACTCTAATACTAGAAAAGTTAAAAAACAAAATCTTGGACTAGTGCATCCTATAGTGCCAACATTTAATGGCATGAGTCCTGTGTATAATTTATTATTACCGCTGTTATATGAAGCATTGACAAAAATTGATTTTAAATTGTCGAATATAATTCAAGCCAGATCTTTTTTACAATTTCCCACAGAACAAACCAGCATTAATAATCCGCACGTTGATGACAACATACCGCACATAGTTTGTCTTTATTATGTCAATGACAGCGATGGCGATACAATAATATATGATCAAACCACAGATATTGTGCCCAATGTTCCTGGCATTAATGAAGAAGTGTTTACTATCAAACAACGAGTAACTCCCAAAAAAGGACGAGTAGTATTGTTTAACGGAAAACATTATCATAGCAGTAGTACTCCTACACAAGGAAGACGTTGTATTATAAATTTTGATGTGGAATAAAATGATAGATATAAATGAAATTTTAGTATTAGATGATGTTATCTGTCCGCAGTATCAGGATATGATAGAAAATTGGTTATTATCTCCGTCTAGTACTTGGCAGTTTTCTCGAGATGTTGCATTAGCAGACAACGTGATTGACAAACTAGATTTAAAAACTAAACCTGGTTTTGCAAAATCGTTTTATAGTGTAAGAACTGGATCTACTAGTGATTTGTATCCTATGATTTTACCTATGGTGTTTGAATCTTTTCATAAGGCAAATCTGCCATTTGATAATGTATTGTTTTCAAGAAGTTTTTTAACATTTCCTGTGCCTGGATGCGGTCCTAACGACTTTGATCATATTCATGTAGACACTCCTGAAGATCATATGGTGTGTTTATATTATGCCAGCGACAGCGATGGCGGCGATACTGTATTTTTTGATAAAACAGTAAAGGATATTTTAGAAACGCAGGAAATAAAGGCCCAATTAGAGGGCAAAGATCTAACATTTTATGATCAAACTATTCTGGAATTGATCGATAGTCAAGTTGATAAGACTAATTTTAGTGTTATTAAAAGAGTAACTCCAAAAAAGGGAAGGGTAGCAATATTCAACGGTGCAAGGTATCATAGTGCGGCTAGATGCAATAGCGGTCACCGTTTAGTTGTTAATACGTGTGTAAGATGATAATATCAGTTGGTGCTATTCCTGTAGGAATATTTGAATGGAAAGAATTTACCGATCACAAAGATGCGATTGTTGATCTATGCCTTAGAGAAGAAAAACCTAATGTCATAGAATCTAATATTGCACCTAAGGTTAAAACAAACTTATGGGAATCTAATTTTAGTTTCTTACAGCAACATTCAGAGTTAAAAGCTCTTGATACTTGGTTAAACAGTACTACTAGAGACTTTGTTAATGCTGTAAACAAATCGGATTATCATATAGCAATTACAGAAAGTTGGGCACACGTTACTCGTCCATTGGGTCAGCATGAACCACATAGACACCCAGACTCTACCTGGAGTGGTATATTTTATATAGATGCCGATGAGCCGCAGAGCGGAAATAATATATGGTTTAATATGTTTAAGTTGCCCGAACGTCCCGGGCTAGAATTTTTTGATGAAAATTTCTCTGCAGAATTTATTCCTGGACGCTTAATAATATTCCCAAGTATAATGTTGCATTATGCAAAACCATACTTGGGAAAAGATAGAAGAATATTAATTGCGTTTAATAGTGTCTGTGTTTAATTCACAGATACTGTAACAATGCTACCTGTATTATCTACTTCAGATACTGTAACAGCACAATTATAATCATTACCTGACAATGTAATTACATCGTTGGCTTTGTATCCTGTGCCGCCAGTTGTAGCAATAACCTGATACACATCGCCTGCTTTTCTTACTTTAAACTTAGCACCAGATCCTTTGCCACCTGTTCCGCTAACTTCTGAAAATAACTGAACAAACTGTCCATCAGATGTATACCATTGTGTAGTTGTAGAAGCAATAGGGTTTGCTGGATCGTAGGCTACAGGCTTAGGAATTGATTCTTTTACGGCTAGTATAGATTGGAACCAAGCACCGTCTGCTGAAATACCACCAGTATCTCTAATTTCTTTCCATAACATATCCATTTGATCGCCTGCTGGAGGGTATGCACGTTGACGTTGCATAGTAAATGGCTCTACAGGATTTCCAAATTCGTCTTTAGATGCCGCATGTGGGTCTTCAAATGTTAACTCTTCTGGATCATACAGGTAGTATGTGTCAGCATCATCGGGACAATCTACCCAATACAATGCTGAGTGTACTTCAAATTCTTCTCCGATGTTAACAATCTGAATTACTCTAGAGTTGTTGCTATCAATTAGTGCTCGTTTCATAATAATCCTTATCTATATTCATAAACTATACAAATTCCAGACTGGCCGCTTCTGCCACCTTGTCCGTTATGGTTCGGTGCAATGGCTACTCCGCCTGTACCTGGTGCTGCCGTACTACTTGAAGTACTCCAGTCAGGTCTATCGCCTTGCAAACAACCACCAAAATATGTTCCGCCACCAATTCCGCCCGAAGCGTTTGATGTGGAATATTGGTCCATATTATTATGACTGCCTCCCATACCTCCATAGGTATTTATACTACCGCCATAACCTATTCCACCATGTCCACCGCTGTGCTGTGTATTTCTATTTGCGCCGTAACCGCCGCCTGCTGATAGATAAGCACCAAAACTAGTTGTACCACCATCAGGACTAAATCCAAAATATGCTCCGCCGGACCCGCCACCGCCGATAGTAACTGTTACTGTTGTTATACTCGTAGCGGTAATAATACCTTCGCTAAAGCCACCTCCACCTCCACACTCTGAATATGCACGGGCTCCACCGCCCCCACCACATAACAGAACGTGTAATGTTTGTACTTCTGGCCCACTCTTAGTATAAGTGTATGTACCTGATCCTGAATAAACATAAACACCAACCAATCTATCTTTTAATCTGTTATCGGTCATATACTTGGCGCCGGCTTCGCTAACTAACACTGAGTTAGACGTGCCGTCCCATGCGCCTGTACTTTGTGTTACTGCTGTACCACCTAGTGTTAACTGGCTACCAGTAACTGCTGATGAAGAATAAGTGCTGACGGTAACTGTACCGCCTGAAATACTTACTGCATTACTTTCTTGTTGTGCAACATTACCAATAATTTTAACTGGGTTATTAGAGGCATTACCTGCCCAAGCACGTTGATCAGCAATATTAAATGCTGGTTCTCCAGGTTGTAATGTTCCTGATCCTGGTACACTACTAGAAGTTACACTATTTTTAAATTTAATTGTTGGCATATTATCTGTACTCGTAAACTAAACAAATTCCGGCATATCCGTCTGAGCCGTTGTGGTTACCTGCGCCACCAGGTCCGCCACCTCCAGGTGCTGCCACAGGGTTAAAACTGTTGCCTCCGTGACGCCCTGCTCCGCCACCTCCAAAGAACGTTGCGCCACCTTCGCCGCTCATACCGCCTTGTTGGTTATTATAGCCCGGTGCGTGTCCGCCGCCGCCGCCTCCGTATGTATTAATTTGACCGCCTGAACCGATGCCGCCGTGGCCACCGCAGTGGCTCTTATTTTGATTAGCACCGTAGCCTCCAGATGCACTTACATAACTACCAAAACTAGTTGTGCCACCCTGTCCACTGAATCCAAAGTAATAACCGCCACCAGATCCGCCGCCTACTGTGATAGAAACACTGGAAATATTTGTAGCGTCAATCCAACGCTCGGCATATCCGCCACCACCACCACTTTCGTGATAGCCACGGCCGCCGCCGCCACCGCCTACACAGATAACACGTAAGCGTTGTACATCGGATCCGCTCTTAGTATAGGTACTGTTTCCAGTATAACTGTATAAGTTCTTTAATGTACCGTTGTACTGGTCAGCATATCCTTTGACAGCCGCTTCTGTTGGTAGCGTAGAGTTACTGTTTCCGCTGAGAGAAGTACTTGTAGTTACTCCAGTTACCTGAGAGTTTCCGCCTCTGATCCATACTTTAACGTGACTAATGTAAAATGCTTCGTCACTTTGTGCTTGATCCAATCCTGTATACATCTTAGCAATGATTGTAGATGTAGTATGTCCAAACCATCCTGTGGTAACTTTTGAATAACCGTTAAATCTTGCAGAGTTTTCTGATTGATTACCACCCCAGGGTAAGTAAGAATACCAACGACCACCGAACCATGTATGTTCAGTGCTATTATATGTGGCCACATTATATGGCGCAGTTGAATATTGTTTATTCCAAGATGCCATTGTAACATCTGCGCCTGAAGAGTTTTGTAAATAAATTACGTTTTGTTCAGCGTCCCATGAGTCTACTTGATGAATCAAACATTCAAATTTAATTTCTGTATGAGTCGGTACACCTGTTAGTGTCAACTGATAAGTTCTTGCACTACCGCCCCAGCCGTGTACTGTTACGTTTCCTAGTCCAGCACAGTCTGTCATGTTATATGTTTCTGTGTAGTTCCAGTTTCCTGTATAGGCACTAGCGTTACCGCCTTCATCGTAGTACAAACGTTCGCCAGCATTAAGAGTTAATGATGTTAAGTTTACACTAGTAGCAGTTGTAGTTACACCGGACATCGTACCCCCGGTGATTGCCACGCTGTTACTTTCCATAGCACCTGCAGATCCAATAATTTTTACTGGAGTGTTTGATGCATTACCAATCCACATTTGGTTGGCGCTGGTATTATATGCTACCTCGCCTTGTACCAATGAAGATGGTGTTGTTGTTCCACGTTTTACTTTAATTACTGGCATTCTATTTTACCTATATTCATATACTACACAAATTCCATAGGTCCCGTCGTAGCCTGCTGACCACGTACCTTGACCGTAACTGTTATGTCCTGCGCCACCTGTTCCAGGTGCGCCAAGGTTTTGAGCCCATCTTTCGCTATAGTGATGTCCTGAATTAGCGCCACCAAAGAAACTTTGTCCACCGTGTCCTGGATTGTGATACGATGCGCTGTGACAATTTTTGTGTCCTGAGCCACCGCCACCGTGAATGTTCATGTTACCGCCAGAGCCAACACCGCCGTGGCCTCCACTGTGTTGATAGTTTTGATTAGCACCATAACCACCGGTAGCAGAACAATATCCGCCAAAACTAGTTGTGCCACCCTGTCCACTAAAACCAAAATATTGGCCACCGCCTGATCCACCGCCTACTGTAACTGCTACAGTTGATATACCAGTAGCGTCTAAAATTAATTCAGACATGCCACCACTGCCGCCACTTTCACCGTAGCCACGTCCACCACCGCCTGCGCCAATACAAATTACACGAATTCTTTGTACATCTGATCCGCTTTTAGTATAAGTTCCATTAGATGTCCAGGTATAAATGTTCTTTAAAGAACCTTTTTTACTAGACACATAAGAAGTAACTGCGTTTTGTGTAGGAATTAACGAGTTACTAGTACCTAAACTAGTACTGGTACTAACTCCTGTAGCAGTTTGTCCGCCGTTAAGTTGTAAGTTTGATGTAGTCAGTGTACCACTAGACTGTGTAGTTCCTGTAATTGTTCCGCCAGTAATGCTTACGCTGTTAGATTCTTGATTACCAAACGAGCCAATAATTTTTCTAACACCAGCATTACCGATATACATTTTAGCATCAGTAGTATTGACAGCAACTTCGCCATCGGCTAAGGAGCCTGGTACAGAACTTGCTGTGGTGCTAGATTTAAATTTTATCTTTGGCATTTAATTTACCTTATTAATATGTTCCGCCGTCAACAGTACCAAGTCCGCCACTCATAGTGCCATTTAATGTTATAGTGTCACCGGTTGCATCGCCCAATGTAACGTTTCCGTTGGCATCTAACGTAGTAAAACTACCTGCGGCTCTTGTAGTTCCGCCAATAGCAATATTATTAATTGTACCAGCAGTGGCAGGAGCCATTGTTACTGTACCCGTTCCTGATGGACTAATTGTTACGTTAGCATTTGCTGGACTCATTGCTACTGTACTTTGAGCAGTTAGTGTACCAGTAAATGTACCGCTTGTGGAATACTGTGGACCACCTTCGTTATTAATAATTATGTAATCTGTGCCATCGGACACCACAGTATAGGTTGAGGTTGTTGGAACTGCTTGGCTAGTTGCCGCAGTAAACCCTGGACCTTTAATTTGACCGCTAGGTGTACTAATGGTAACTGTACCACTAGTAGCATTGTAAAAACTCTGTTGTACACCAATATACAATACAGGGCTGGCTAATGTAACAGTATACGGAGCAGATCCAGTAAATGTTGTTACTAGACCCTGCGCTGGTGCAGAAATAGATGCGGCACCAGTCGTTGAAGTTGTTGGTGTTATGGTATTATAACGTGCCATTTTTAAAATCTCCTGTTATGCTGTTGATGTTTCAATGCCATACACAGTAACGTTAACAGCAGATCCTGTGTTAGTCCAGGCTACAACGTTTAAGCCTGGGCCGCCGACTAGACCTGTTCTTTCAAACACGCCCTTAGATACAACTACTGTATCGTATTCGATCCATTCTGCTGTACCTGGAGTTCCAGTTGTAGCCAGTGCTAATCGAATTGTTACAGATGATGCACCTGTATTTGTAAATGAAACGTTAAACACTGAGTAATAACCGATAGGTACGGTGTAAACTGTGGTGCTTGTGGTTGCTGCCAGTTGTGCTGGCGTTGCTAATCTTCCTGTTGCCATGTTATAATTTCTCCATTATTATCTTTGCATAAAGAATCCAAGGGCAACGGGAGCCCCGTCTATGCCGCCTGTAAAATTCATCTTAGAAGTTACTTTAATACCTTCCCCTGTTGTTGTGCTAATGCTGTTGCCAGCAATATACACAATACCCGAAGTCAATGTATTTACGTTCAACGAGCTCTGTCCACCACCGATTTGTGCAGTAATGTACGCTTTAATAGCTCTTTGAGTTGGTACTACGCTGTCCGAATCTGCTGTAAAGAACGGATCTGTACTGAATTGTGTAATAATCGCAGATCCAATACCTAATTCTACTGAGCCCAACTGCAAACTGTTCAATCCGCTTAGGTTAAACGCACTAGCGTTCAATGTAGCAGTACCAGTTGCCTGTTGTACTCCGAACAAGTTACCAACGTTAAAGTTACCATCTTGGTCAGTACTTGTAAAGAACACTCGTCCACCTGCTGAGAACTGAGCCTGATTTGCTACGTTAGCAGTTGAAATATCCACATTTGGATAGTTAGTTTGTTCTTTATTACCAGTACCGATGTACAAGAAGTCGTGTCCAGTTAGACGTACTTGACTGTACTTGATTCGTGTTGTTACTCTGTCGCCGTGACGTGGTGCTTGTAGTACTGTTAATGCTGGGTTAATCTGGAATTGAGCAGTTTTGTCACCCAATTCACCTAACTCATTAGTTACCACAACCAGTTTGAAGTAAACGCCTGGTAGGCTGTCAAATTCAACGTTAGCACCTGCTTCAGGAATGTCGTACAACCCTGCAATATTAATAAAGTTGCTTGGTTGATACAAATCGCTGTATCCGTCACCTTGTGTTTCAGAAGTAGCAGTTGTATTATCTGCTCCACGATTTACAAAACTTGGGTTACCTAGTGCGCCGTCTGCCATTCTAATACGTAGACTTGCTACCTTAACCTTGTTAGGATCTGTCAATGTATAGATTGGTCCTGCACGATATGTCATTCCACTAACTGTAGCAGTAGACAATGTTACAGGAGTTGCGCTTCCTTGTGTAGCACTTACCTTAAATTGTGTGCTGGTAATTGTTGAACCGATTACATAGTAAGTCTGTTCTTCAACTAATCCGCCTGCGCTAGTGCCGTAGAACTCAATTGGCTGACTATCTACTAAGTTTGTAGTGTTGTCAACTGTAATCAAGTTAGTTGTAACAGTAGTTGCAGTTACAGTTCCTTTTGGATAACCTGATCCAGGTTCTAACATACGAATCTCTGTTACTACACCGCTGGCTACTTTAGCACGACCTGTTGCTTGAGCACCTGTTCTAATGCTTGCGGCCACTGTACCTGATGTTGCAGATGCCGCAACCCATAATGGGTTACTTGAAATGTTACCAAATTGTACTGCTGTCCAGTTAGAACTGCTTGGCATTGCACGTAAAGTCCAAGTTACACCGTCTGGACTTGTTGCGGCTGTTGTTCCGCCTGTGGCTACTGCAAAGAATAAACCTTGTCCATAAGAAATTTTACTCCAAGTTGTACTTGCTGGTAGACCTGCTGGGCTTTCTAACCAAGTAGTTCCTCTGTCAATACTGTAGGCAACTCTCTTACTACCGCTAGCGATAGCAACAAAGCGTCCATTACCATAGGCAACACTGGTCCATGATAAACTTGCTGGTAAGTTTCCGCCTGCGGTCCAACTTGTTCCGTTTGAAGAATATGCTGTTGCTAGGTTTCCTGTAGAAATTGCAACAAACATTTCAGCACCGTAGGCTACTGATGAGTAAGTACCTGAACCTAATGTAGGAATAGTTCTGCTAGTCCATAAACTACCGCTGGTGCTAGATACTGCACTGGCTGTTCCGCCAACTGCAACATAAACGCCACCACCATAGGCCAATCCTGCTAAGTCTGTCTTACCAGTACTTGTTCCTGCGGTCCATGTAGAACCTGCTAGTATGCCTGCACTAGTTGTATAGCAGTTATCGCCTGTACTTGTAGCAATTGCCACATATCTTGCACCTGTATCTAATATAGAAATAGTAGGTGTTGTTGTGTAACCTTTACCAGTATCTGTAACAGTAAATCCGCTAACACCTTCGTTAGTTCTTGTTGGTGTTAGGACTGCTGTTGTACCAGCATAAGTTAATGTTACTGTACCGTTTGCGGCAGATCCGCTGGTATGTATTGGGCCAGATGTTGTAAATGTTCCGCCACTTGTTACATAATACCAGTTCTTATCTCCAGAATCAACATAATAAATGTAAACTCCAGTTGTAACTGTACCTCCTGAGCTCCATGCTGAACCAGTAAATGGATCTGATACAGTTACACTTGGTGCACCTGTATAGTTTCTTCCCCAACTATTAACAGTTACCTGAGTCAGTCTGTCAGTGGCTGCACTTACTGTTGGAGGAACTGTGTATCCTGTTCCTGGAATTGTAACAGTTACGCTAACAATCTCACCGTCAAGAACTGCACAAGTCGCTACTGCGCCTGTTCCGCCACTTACTGGAGTAAACACAATAACCGGTGGTGTTGTATAACCTTGTCCGCCGCTGATAATATTAACACTGGCAACTTGATCCGCTGTGGCCGCACCAGTTGTATTTGCTACACCTAGAACTGCTTCAAATACAGCGCCTTGACCGCCTAAGCCGCCAATAATTGCAGTTGCTCTTGCTCCTTCGCCACCACCATATACAACATCTACCCAACTTGCACTAGCGGACAATGCGCCTGCTGTAGCCCAAGTTGTGCCGTTTGCACTATACGATGTAGTTGTTCCGCTACTTGCTATGGCAACATACTTGCTATCACCATAGGTTAGTTCTTTCCATGTAGCAGTTGCACTTAAAGTTCTTGCTGTTGCTGTATAACCAGGTGCTGTATAACTAATTCTTGGTTCAATGATGTACTGAGTTGTTAAGTCTAGTGTGTTTTCAATAGTCTTACCAGGTACAGTATGGTCCCAACCTGCTTCATACATAGTCATAGAGCCAGATGCTGTAGACAATGTAATTGGTGTAGAACTTCCTGATGTTGCCGCAACTTTAAATTGTGTACTTGTAATAGTCGAACCAATTACATAGTAGGCAGTATTTGCAGAAACTCCGCCAAATGTTGTACCGCTAAAGTAAACTGGCATGTTATCATACAAGGTTACAGTACTTGCCACTGTAATTAAGTTTGTAGTTACTGTGGTATTTGTTGCTGTTAACGGTGTGAAACTGTCTTTGTATACCTGTGCAATCTTGCTGCCAGTTTGGTATGTTAAGATGTTAGCATATTGACCAACACCAGTACCGGCAGTTAATTGAATTCTCATGCCAGTATATGCCGCGCTTAGTGCAGTATCAGTGGCCGCAATAGTAATGCTGACTTTATCACCACTCTGAGCCGCGTTGCTGGCTGTTACATAACTTGTACCTCCAACACCGTTGTCATCATCTAAGTCAATAATTCTTGATTCAAATACAGTATTGTCACGGAATTCGTCGCCGATTGCGTCGATGTTATATCCTGAACCGCTAATTGTATATGTTGTATTTGTATAATTTGTACCAGCATTACCAAATTCTAAACGAAGCACTTCTGATAATGCATCTGTTACAGTATTTGTAATTTGTGCCTGATATGCTTGGTTGTCAACCGTACCATATAATGGTACTTCGCTAACATCCACACCTTCGGCAATAACACCATATGTACCATATGAGCTGTTGCCGTTGGTAGCACGGATTCTACCGCCTAGTTCTGCTAGGTAACCTGCATAGCCGTAGTAGTTAAACACAGAAACAAGTTCTGTTAATGAGTCACTACCAGTACACCATACACCAATACCGTCTGACATAATTGTAGTAAAGTCGTTTTTAACCATTGACTTATTACCACGGGCATGTAGAGCCGCATCGATCTTAGCACCTGTACAGCCTACACCAAACATTGTAACGTTCTGTGAGTAGTGTGAGCGACTTGTTACCCATACTTTGCTATCCCATGGACCAAATCCTGGGTTAAGGGCTACGTATGCTCCACCAGTTGGGCGTTTTGTACCATAGTCGTTTTCAGCAGTTAAGTCGCCATTCAATCCGCTTAGAGTACAGTTACGTAAACCAGAAGCGTTACTTAC